ACGCTTGTAGAACATGAACTCTACAATGCCTTCGCCCTTACGGGAGTAGTCATCGCGGATCATTTGGATGTTGATGTTGTCAGCGATGCGGTAACCACGGAAGAAGTCACCACATGCAACCGGAGTTGCATTCGCACCGATGTCTGGCATATCAGGCATCTCGGTGTAAGGTAGACCAGCTACGGTGCTTGGCATACCGGAAGCTACTCCTGGAACCCACAGATACTCACCGTCGCCGCGCTTCAGGGTGCGGATACGTGCGAGAGTCTTACGGTTCATGATGAAGGACAGGTTGTAACCCGTTTTGATTTCACCAGGAAGCAGCAACAGGGAGTCTGCAGTAATGTCTGCAGCCGAACCGGAGTTGTACTCGGTTACGTCACCGTTGGTCAGAACACCTTGTGGTTGAGTGGTAGTACCCGTGCCATTAATGAAGGCAGCGCCTTCCAGACGAGCAAACTCTTCCACGATGTCGGTGTTGATTTCGGAGATCACGTCAACATCAGCATCCATCAGCAGTTCATGGGTAACAGGCACAGGAACTTTCATCTTGTGAACCTGGATCTTCTCCATGCCATACTGGCTGTTGGAAGCGGTGTCGGTCTGAGTTTCACCTACCCAACCTGCGGTCAGCAGAGCAGTACGCTTCGGAATTTCGAGCGTATTCTTGGTGGTAGGAGTAACACGTGCCAGCGAACGGAAGCGAGAGATCTCAGTAATCTGCTTGATAATCTCAGTGCTACGATCTGCAGGAGCAAGGTAACCACCTTGAGTGTCATCAGCAACACGCAAAGTTTTTACTTCATCACGCTCCATGTCGCGCTCACCATAACGAACCAGCTTCTCATACGCTTTCATTTCAGCTTCAGCAGCTTTAACGTCAGCGTCGGTAGCATTAGCACCACCGTCCAGGAGCTTCTCAAGCTCAGACACGCGATCTTTCAGTTCGCGAGCTTCGTTCTCAGCTTCCATGTACTTTTGCGTTTGCTTTTGGTTCTTTTCTTCTTGAGCATCGAGAGTCTTTTGGATCTTCTCGATTTTGTCAGTCACTACAGGGTCTTCAGATTTCGACTCCACTAGATCGCGGAGTTCGTTCACTGCCTGCATGACCTGCTTCGGATTCATTTCCTCGGTCATTTGAGTTTCCTCTAAGTAAAAGTTGTTTAATGGATTGCAACTGTTCAGTTACATCCTTCCAATTACCTAGATCATCCACAGCGTCGCACTCCTTCTGATCGGTAGATTTTCCCTCAACAGCGTCGCACTCCTGAGAGAACATAGATTTCAAAGCACTGATAAGCTTCTTGGCTTCCTTGCCAGAGAACTCCTTCACGCTCCGTAACCATGTTTCGGCATCCCCAACGGATTCGAACTCTTCAATAGACTTCACCCGCCAAGGCTCAATTTCATTAATCCGCTTGTAGTACTGCTTGGACAGTTGTTCGCGGATAGCAATCACATCGGACTTGGTCAGCCCGTGCTCTTCATAATCTTTCAAGTCCTCTACGACTTGCTCAACGGCTGCAGGGATGATGGTCAGCTTTCCGTCCACCATGTCTGCCCACAAGAATTTATGCTCTCCAGCGTCTCCATGCCAGAGGTATGCGGATTTTTTACACTCTTCAATGCGCCCTTCCACATCCGATTTAATGAACTTGTACTCTGGATCCTCGAGTACAGGCAGTTCATCCGGTGTAATCCATCCCTTGACTGAGGTAACAAGTGCAAGCTCATTAGCTGGCTCCGTAACGAGAGAGACTTCAAACAAGTCCAGTTCCTTGAGCATTCTAACGTCTAGATCACGGTTGTACTCAGCGTCCACAATCATGTAGCCAATGGACATAGAGTTGATGTCACCTGCCTTGAGGAGCGCGTAGCCTTCGCGTCCCTTCTCTGTGCCGAGGTTAATACGACCTTGAACAAACAATCCGCTCTCGTCTTCCACCAACTTAGGGAATTGGCCAATCACCGTGTCAAACTTGTGCTGCCATAGCATCTTGATCAGCTTACCTTTGTCAAGGCAACGCTTGAACGCGCCACGCATAATGACGTCGTCTACTCGATCAATGTTACCAAAGGTTGAGGCATACCCCTCGAAGAAAGCGAACTTGCCTCCGTCAGTCTCTTCCTCACGGATAGAGTCTTTTTTGAGAACAAATTCTGCGGCTACGTGTTTCTTGTCCATAATCTAAACCCAAATTAGGATAGCTCAGTTGAATCTTAAAGTAAAGCCTTAAGTGCTGAGTTTATCCAGTTGTTTTTTAATATATCTCCGTTGTGCTTCGAACACAGCGAAAATCGTCCTATTTAGCATCTTGGCGCGTTGCTCGCGGATATCTTCTCTCCGCTTCCAAGCCACTTTACGTACAGCAGGGTCGGTCTTCTCAGGGAATGCGGCCACTACCGTACAACGACAGTTAATGTCCTCTTCCGCAATGCCGAATTGTCCTGGTCCAGAAGCCGTAGCTCCGGTGAACGTGACAAAGTCCTCACCTACTTTAACCTTTTGTCCGTCGAGACCGACATGGGTATCTCGGGCATTTCCGTCTTGAACCGTCAGCCACTCCTTCTCCTCAATCCCTGCCTGAGAGAGTGACTCGTTAGCAGCAAAAGTAGCAAGGCGCGTGGACTCCGTTACTGCGATCATCTCTACGCGGCTATCGGAAATAGACTCGGGGAACGCATTCAGGATTCCGAGGGATACGGTGGCTAGGCCATCACCGTCGGCTGCGCCTTCGGTAATTACCTTCTTCAGTTTCTTCTTCGTGGTGTCTGAGATATTGCTGATCATCTCTGCGGCCGCATTGTCCGCGTAATCACGCATCGCTGCCGTAGTAGCAAAGGTCGCCTCTGCTGAGACCTCGGCAATGAACTCTTCACCAAATGCCTCAATCACCTCACGCATGCCCTCAGCCGCAACCGGAAGCGCTTCGGCATAGACCGTTGGTCCATCAATCTCCTCCACAATCGCGAGGAGGTCCATCTCTACATTCTTAGCAGCAAAGAACGCTTTCTCTTCGGTCTGTCCTCCTGCGTCCTCCTCAGGAGCTTCTGGCGCCACGGGTTCTGGTTCTGGGGTAGAACCGTCCTCATCTACAATCACCGCTCCGGTAGTGTTGACAATCTTGTTCGTTCCTGGGAGTTCTGCTAGTCCCAGTTCCTGCCGCTTCTCAGCAATGGTCATGATCGGGGATTCCTCGATCAGCTTACGACGCATTTCCCATTTCAAGGCAAGAGCTTTCACTTGGTCAAGGTCCACTACGAGGTCATACTTCTCACCGTCCGGATAACGTGGGAGGAGGGAGTCCCCAATACGGTCGAGCATATCATCGGCCATGGGGATTACCGTGTCTTCATAGAAGTACAAACGCGCCTCTCTGCGGTTATTGTACGTTGCGGACTCAGGATCAATCAACTCGTTCGGTACGCCAAGTGCATTATAGATTTGCTTCTCGGCATCCTTCTTGTTGGCGGAGAACTCCATGTCCTTCGGATTGATGGACATCTCTTTCCACTCCATACCTCCCTCAAGTACAATCGGGCGTCCCGCGTTCACCGCTCCGCTGATAGACCGCTCAAGGTCACTGCGCAAACGGCTAAACTGTTCCGTGGACAACTGTGCAGCTTTCCCTGCCGAATCTTTCAAGATCAACGCGCCGGATGGACGTGCACCGTTGGTCAATAGTCCGAGGTTATGGCGCGAAGCATAGAGGTAAGAGTTTACCTCGTTCCACAAACTACCTACCTTGCTCATCCCCTTCAGGTTGGAGGAATTGTAATCCGGTGAAAAGTTCATGTCGTGATAGAGTTCTGCCCTCTTACTCTGGTCGAAGAATCTGCCTGTGGCGGGGTCTCTGTGGAATGTGTCTTGGTTCTCCACCCCTGTGCCATATTGGTAAATTCCTGGGAACCCATCGTCCTGAGCAGTGATCGTCATGAACTTAGGATCAAGTACATACAGACTGATCGGCTCGGCTTTAGGGTTACGGGCGAAGATGCGTACATAATCGTTACCATCAAGGATCTTCCAAATCGCCATGTCCCGCAAGAAATCACACTTGGTCTTCTGGATCTTGGAATTAGGCTTCTGTAACAAGGTCAGGAGGTCGTGCTCGTATACCAACTCACCAGAGTCCTTCTCACGTAGAGCTAGGGGCAAGTCCCCCACAGCTTCCGCAATCTTCATTACAGCGTTGTAGAGAGGTGCCACCTCGCGGAAGTTGTCCACAATCTCTCGGGTAGAGTAACGGTGAACAGCGAATACATACCCCGCATTGTTCAGGAACAGGCTGAATGGCGACATCTGCGGTGTCCCCTGTAATGAGGACTTCTGCTGGAGGCCTAAGATTCGGTTGAGAATGCTCATAGTACGGTAATCCTGTATCGGTCGATGCGGTTACGGGTCTCTTTCTGCCAACCGAGGTACTGGCTGAACGAATCGACTTGGTCTCGTTGCGCGGAGCGGGGGAACGTGGTGATCTCTGTCTCCCAGTCTGTTAACCATGGGGCGTGGTCAGGGAGTACTACCTTACCTGCTTCACACATGGCCGACACGCGGGAAGCCCGTGTCTCTTTGTCCCCTTCTGGATTGATCGCAATCACAGGAAGATCGGTATCATGGTTCAGGTCTTGGATCAATGCCTCACCTGAAGACTTGTCCTCGATCAACAGTGCGTCAACATCCCACTCTTCCGCTAGTTCTGTTACCTTCGCTCTCAGTTGCGGGTAAGACAACTGCCCACGGAACACGTGGAGGAGGTAATGTGCCTCGTCCGTCTCGGCAAACGTATGGCATACGGAATAAGCAGAAGTGGTCTCGCCCTTACCAGCTGTGTCCCACGATTGTATGACTCTGTTGGCGATCGGACGTTCGGTGTAGCGCGGAAACCACTCCATCTTGAACATGCCACCACCAGCAGGTGCCGGAGTCTGTTGGTACTGGCCTGAAAATACATAAGACCCCAGTTCTTCCTTGAGATCTCTTACTACTCGGTCGGTAAAGCGTTCTGGTTGGAGTCTGTCTCCTGCCTCACGCTCCATGAAGAAGTCCCCAAAGTCAATGATGGTCTTCTTCTCAGCTTCTAGAGGTACAACCACTACCTCCCAGCTGCTCTCATCTTCACCGTACTTGGCGATCTTGTTGCGGATATAGCCTGTCAGGTCTAGGGACTGTAGACGCTGCATCACTACCGTACGGGTGCTCGTCTCTGGGTTGTTACGGCGTGTGGTGAATGCCTTGTCGAACCATTCATTGGCAGAGGTTCTTACCTGCTCGGACTCTGCCTGATCAGCACCGATCGGGTCATCCACGATGAGGTGGTCACCGCCCTGACCAATAACCGATGATCCTACAGACGTGGCCATCTTGTGGCCATTTACGGTGGTTTGGAAAAAAGACTTAGTGTTCTGGTCGTCGGCGATAATTGTGTCGGGGAATACCTGCCTGTACCAAGCACTCTCTACCACGCGTCGGCAATCTTGGTTATGGCGGATAGAGAGGGAGTTAGAGAATGAGGCTGATAAGATCTGCTTGCTGGGGTCGTGTCCCAATAGCCACGCTGGCCATGCGATAGAGCAAAGGGTGGTCTTCAACGTGCGTGGGGGAATGTTAATGATGAGATCCTTGATCTCTCCTCGGGTCTGTGCCATCAAGTATTCAGATACGAGTTCAATGTGCCACGAGGGGATGAACGACTTTCCTGGCTCCAGGGATTTAAACACATGCTTGGTGAAAATATCTAGGTCTTCACGTAAGGCAGCAGCATATTCGCGGGATAAAATAGCGCGTTCTAGAATCGGTGAATACTCAGGAGACTCACTTGTCATCATTCTTGGACTCCTTCTTGTGGCGCTCGCGGTCTTCCGCCATCTTCGCCTGACGACGGTACTTCTCCTTCATCGCCTCCATGATCTCGTCATCGGTGATGTCCAAGGTCTCGTTGCGGTTGGTCTGATCGATTACCATCTGCTGGGCGAGAGTGCCCTCCATGCGGTCTTGAAGCATCTTCATTGCTTCCTTGTCTCCCTCATGGAACGCCATGTGCATGAGCTTTGCAACAATCAAATCGCCCATAGATCTCTTGACCATGGGGCGCTTGCCGTTCTCGTCTGGTGGTGCGGTGATGTCGGGTTGGGTGATAACCTCGTTAATCATCTCACGCATGATGGTCGTGAGGTTACGGGATCCCTTCTTACGGCCAGCAGGGTTGCCAGACTGACCCTTCTTCCACTTTGTCTTTTCCATCTCGGGGGTGATGCATCGGTTGCCATCTTCATCGAAATTGGCGGGGGAATTATCGTCTGAGGAGTTCTTATCTTTCGTCATAATCCCAGTGCATGCAGAATGCGTGTAGGTTAGTAATTACCACACGCAAGCATAAACGATAATCCGAAGGATTTAAAGTAGTTTTTTAAGTTTTGTTTTTATGTCATTGATATCTGGTGATATTTCAGCTGCATTTTCCTCCATCCACTTCTCGTCGATTCCTTTCCGAATCCGGTAGAAGTTCCCAACTCCAGTGAAGAGATAATACCTTTCCGCATAAAACACAAGCAAAAAAACGCGCATTACTTTAGAAAACTCTTCCAACTTGATTGCCTGTTCCGGTGAGAGACTCAGATCACCAACGAGAAACCTTCCCTTAACATTCTTCAACTCCACCCATGTCGCGACTGAACGCTCCTTCTCCACCGCAAACACATCCGGTATCCCAGGAGGAGACTTCGCCTCTATCCGTTCCATGAAGAACTCCTTCCGCCAGTTCTTCCGCATTGCTGCCCATACTCCTGCTTCTTTCCACATAAAATCCCCTTCCGGTTGGATGAATACAAAAAATCTCTCGCCTCACATGCATGCATGCACGAGCACACACATGCGCCACGCGCTTAAAGCGCGCCCACGCTATCACGGCTTCGGACCCACTGTTGTTACCAACTCGTATGGAGGCGCGCGGAGTAGAAAACTCTAGAGTTCCAGAAGTACAGTATACACCAACCTACTGTTTACCCGTATTTTCCCAGCCAACGTTTATAATTCCGATCCTGGGTCCGAAGCCGAAGCGTATGCGTACGCGTATTAATGCGCGCGCACGTTCATATATAATGCAACCCCAATATTAAAAATAAACTCACCGTAACCCCTTTACTTTTTCCAACAGATCACTATAATAGACCACCCCCAAAATATGTGGGTTTTGCCAATTCGCGCCTCTACTGCTTTCCAGAGAGAACTCCACCAAGGTCACGTTAACTCATTGAGCATCGGCAATAAAGACCCCCACACTAGCCCCATAAAGAAGTCGGTGGAATCCTAACCATAGTACAGGCTAAACCGCCATCCTTTAGACAGCACTAACCCATTGAATCTATTACCAATAATCGTGATGAAATCCGCACGACGCATACCCGCCGGAACAAGGCAAATCCACAGCCCCCGCCGCGTTTGAACATGCGCAGTCCTGAACCCACGAGGAGCCGCTCTCACCGCCTCTCTCCCGTTAGTTCGCACCACCCATCGCACACCATATTCATCCACCGTATTTTCACTCAACACGATACACTCCTTTCTCCACCAATTGGATTGGTGGTAACCTAGTCTCACTAGGCACTTTACAGAATCCACGTAAGAATTTCTTTAACCGTTCTTCATTGATATTTTTACTAACCCTGAAGCGAAAGACTTCACCTTCATGAATAAGGTCTATATGTGACCAGACCTCAGTCTCACCTCGTTTTGGCCAAGCCCCTTCTTCGGGGAACACACTAATCGGCGCTTTGATGATACTCATCTACAATCCTATCTGCTAAGTTAAATATTTTGTCCGAGGGTTGATACCCACATTCCGGATTAAACACTTTTAATTCAATACCTTCTTCCGCCAGTGTCGCATACAGCCACCGCACACAGGCCTCGCCAATACCTTTACAGTCTAACCATTCCACCAGCGATAAATCCTCTTCGATGATCATATCGAGAGTGACCTCAGATTCTTTAAAATATCGCTCAAAAGCCTTGGCAATAGCAGGATGAACCGCAATCCCACCCATCTTTTCTATGGACCTCCACTCTAGGATACGGTTAATCTCTTTGTTCGCCCAGTTTTTACTCCTATTCCCGAATTCTATCCCGAGCAGGTCTAGTGACCACCCATCTTTGACATACATATTGTACATCTCGGGGTAAGTAGGACGAGGATAGTTAGTCCCCATGAGTACACGCTTTTTCTTCATGCCACCTTCCGCTTTTTGACGTCCTTCTTAATTTTCATCACATCTTCGTCGGACAGAGTAACAAGCGCCGTTCCCGTAGTACAGATTTTATCAGTGAGTTCTGCCGCCTCTTCCCAGACCTCGACCACATCTTCAAAGTAACGTGCATTAAAGATCAGTGACTTATAAGGTGAGAGCGCTTCAGCCTTATCTTTTTCGATCTTGTTCAGTGTCGCGTAGACTTCTTTCATCCGCTTTTCGAACGGTTCAATCTCATCCGCAGTGAACACTTTATCCAACGCCCAATCCGACCAAGAACTAGGGACTTCCATCTCCTTGGTGATACGGTAGGAATATTCCGTGTAGGTCTTACAGGCGTTCTCTTTGTTAGGGGTGTAGTAGATCTGAATGTTATTCAGCTTTCTCCACACTTTAGTGCAGCCGTGCTTACGCAAGTGATACATGTCCCGTGCCGGAGCTTTTGCCCGTAGAGCCTTAGTGAATTCGGTAAATATCTCCTGCTCTTTGGTATGAGACTTATCGGCCAACTCTTTGAATTCTAGGTTTACTTTCTCTTGCGCCAAGTGACGCAGCATGGTTCTATGATCTTGATTTAGTCGTTTCTTTGGCATTATAATTCCTCCGTAATCTTGATTGTTCCGTCTACAACTTCCACTCTTAGTTCGATTCCACTCCTTGCAGCGTCCTCCAATGCACTCTGCAGAGCCATCTTGGCATTTCGTACCCTTTGCCTTATATCTGGCGAAGGTGATACCTTACGTGTCCTCTGAGACGTATACTGGAATTTAGTAGATAACTCACCCGCCTTGGCCAGCTTTTGAAGCTCCGTAGATATTTTGCTCCAATTACGCGGCAGGTCTTCCTTTTGAATAATGCCACGGCGCTTAAAGTCCGACACCTTAGCCATTACCCCACGAGGATAGGTATTATTACCCGTTGCCCAATCACACACATCTTCAACTTCTATCTGCTTTTTACTACAGATGAATTCTATCAACCGTGTCTCTTTATCGTTCGTCCAAGTCTTCTTACGCATCATCTCATCTCCAAGTTAATTAAATCTTCAAATCTCATGTAGAAGGTATGTTTCCTCTCGTCTTCTATCATGTGCTTCACACCTTTGTCATCGATCCAACTCTCATCGTCAAAGACCACATTGGCGTGGAAGTCATTATTCTTGTGGTAAAATCCTATAGAGTTAACAGTGCCTTGCGAACCTTTGACCAGGAAGTGTTTCGAATATACCCAGTTACCTGTGCAATTGATATTTTTATTCAAGCAGACCCTATCCCCCTCTCTAAAGGGTAATAGTTCTATCAGTCGCGGGAATATCTCCACCGCTATTGACATGTCGTAACCTATGTCGTTACTGGTTCTGAATCTACCACCACCCACAGCCTTCTGAACATCCTCTATGAGGTCGATACACTTCTGCATGGAAGTCGGCAGGGAGCTTATATCACTCATCCTTCTCCTCCTATTACCTGTGTGACTCGAGTAATGATTTCATCTAACTCTTCTCCAATATCTTCTATTTCAGAGGCGAGTTCCTCAGCGCGTTCATGCTTCTCACTGTACAGCATATTCTCCGGCATATTATCGGCGTAATCTTGTTCAGCTTCAGCATGCCATTCGAGTTCAGTCTTAATATCTTGCAGTTGATCTTCTGCTGCGTCCCTGCAATTGTAGGTTACATCGTCTTTCGGCTTAACACAGGTTGTACACGGGAAGATGTCACAATCAAACATATCCCCTAAGTGGCACTCAACCATTTTTCAATACCTCCTTCAACCTTTGCAACGCTGCCCACAGAGACTTAGGCTTGTCCGGTTGTGGGCACACCGATTTCTCCGCAGCATCGATCAGTTGCTTTAGATCCGCACCAATAGGTTCCATGTCCATTTTGTCAAGGAAGAATCCATCACACTCGAACGACTCCACTTCATATCCGATCGTGACTGTAGGCATAGAGAATGCGTCAATGTGAATATCCACAGAGACCACGTTATCTAAGTCTTTTCCATTCATTCTGATTTTAGCGTCTCTAGGATCCCTCGTGGGACATTTTAGTTCGAATTGTGCCATACTAATTCCTCCTTCAATATACCCACTACCTCTTGATATTGGGCGCGTTTCTCTATACTCTGCTTAGACTTCTTAGTCATGAGCCGGATGGCATTCTTATGACCCCCGACCTCTCCTTCTTTACGTGATTGATCTCGTAATAGGATGAGTTGCTTGACGATATCCTCCTCGTTCTGACAGACCTTAATCGCTTGAGCGTAGTTTCTAACTGTTTTCACTTCTCAACTCCTCAAACGCCTTACGCATTTCTTCCTTATTGGTCATACGATATGCTCCCCGTGTATCTGGTTTGCAAGCTCCAAGGCTGTCTTACGGTCAAGCACGATCTCAATATCATAACCAGCATTTATAAGCACTATCGCGTTGTTTCTGAACTTTAAGCTAGAAGAATTGTCTTTAGTTACCCTAACGGTATCTCTGGACGCTATCTTCTGCATAAGCCTGTCGTAAACCTGAGACACCTTTTCAAGATCACGAAGCCCATCACGGTGCTTTTCTAGTGATTCCCTCAACAATTCTATGACTTCATCTTCCTTATTGGTCATCGGTTTTTCCTTTATGGTGCATAACGCGTTCTTTGCTTCCCAGACGGATACCAGCTAACAGCCCTATCCTTCCTACCTACTATCTCGTTAAACTTGCTGATTGCCTCTAGTGCTTCTTTGGGGAGAACATCGGCAGGCTCAGCATCGGGCGGTAGAACTTCTTCAAGATGATATTCTAGCTCAATCTCGCTTACATACTGCGGATCGCATACCTGCAACCTTACAGATTCGGGGGGTATATCATGATCCTCACACCAGCTTAGGAATTCATCCTCAGAGAAGAAATATTCATTACCATCGTAGTCGTAAACCACCTGATCTTCCCATTCAACATACTCTAAGGCTTCGTACTTAGCTGTTCTCTTCTTTTCGTAACACGGTTCGCACCAACCTTTTTTCTTGTAAGGCTCCCCGCACTTCTCACACGTTCTGTGGGTGCAGCCAGCATACCGTGCGGCATGTTCGTTATTTCCACAGAACAAGCCATCTCTGGACACCCAGCCTTCAACAGTCCTACGCGTTGCAGCTTCGTCACTGTCATACATTACAACCTTCTCACTCACCCCCATCTCCTTTCGCTATCTGGTTTGCTTTTTGTAGTGCGGCTTGTGCGTCGAACACCATTGCAGCCGCGTCCACGTATGGGTTCTTCCCTTCGTTCCAAGTATCGACAACTTTTCCCAACCCCTCCAACAACACCGCGCACACGTCTGCGAGGCGGTCATCAGGTAGGGGGTGAAATCGCGAAGGCGGATCGCCCCGCAGCGGCAACTCAATATTCTTCCCATCGCAGCACATCCACCAACCGTCACGCCCCCAATCATGGTCAAAGAAAACAACGCTCATGTTTGGCTTCATCATTTCGGGCTGGTGTATCAAGATAAAATGCTCATCACCCTTCGGCGCTTCTTCAATATCCTGCCACCTACTATCCGCTATCAGCTTTTCAATTTCCTTCATTGGGTGTTCCTTTCTTGGGATCGAAGAAGCCGCTCTCTCTAAGTTCTTTCAGCTCCCGATTCTCTTCATCCCATCCTTCGGCCTTCACCGATAGGAAAATGAACAGGTTGATGCAATTGGAGTTAGGGGAATCGTAGGTTACTTGTTCGACAATAAGACTCGCCTCTCTCGTGATCCTCGCATTATATTTGTCATATAGCCTCACCCTGCTAATCCTCTCACCAACTCTAGGGATCGCAGGTAGTCGTACAACCTTATCTTCGGGGCTGATTACTCCTCCTATGGGGTTCGTAACCTTCACCTTAATTTCGTACATCAACCTCCCCCTTTCAGCGCTGCTTTTGCTTGTTCAACAACCTCACGTTTCTGTTTGCACCGCCAAGGCTTCTCCTGATGTTCTACACACCATGCGGGGTGATCGCCGCAAGGAGTCATGCCACCATCAAATTCTTCAAGCATTGCCCCCAAAGCCTCCCGCACCCTCTGGGCATCTGGGGTTGCTTGGGGGCGTTGGTTCCATCCAGCCTTAAACCACCACCATGCTTGGGATTGTTTCGCACATGGGTTATCGTAGCCA